ATTATTCTTTGAGTAAACCTTCTTCTTTGTATGTTTGTATTACAGCTTCTCGAAAAGTTTCTTTAGCATTTTTTAGATCATTAAGAGGTTCCCAATCACCGTGTGTAATTACATAGTCAACTATTTTGTTTAATTCTTCTAGTGTTTTATACATATTCACTCCTGACACACTCCTGAATTTCAGGACACATGTTTTGTAAGTTAGGTTTAGTTGAAGACAATCGACCAGTCCATGTAGTAACCTGGTTAAATTGTCCATGGATTTTATTCTTAGGCCAATTCATTTCTCGATTGATTTTAATAAATCCTTCAAAGAACTCATTGACTTTAGTGAGACTTGCTAGTTTAAGTAAGTTAGTGATTACTCCTGTTTTATCCTTTATTTTACGGAGCACATCTTCTGATGTTGAATACATACCTTCTTTTAAAAGTTCTGAACCTTCAATTGGTTTGACAATTCCGTCAAGTTTATGTTCAGTTCTTACTATTTTAAATCGAGGTTGCCCTGTTTTATTTCCAGTTTTATAAAGACCGGCAATCTCCCGCCCCTCTTCATGAACAGTACCGCCATATAGAAATGCAGAAAGATGGTCGGTGCTATTAAAGTTGAGTGGGACTTGGGGATATCGTGAACTTAATTCATTAGTAATCTTACCGATTTCTTCTTTGATTTTATCGGATTCACGATGACATTGATCAAGGTCACATGGAATACCATTGAATTCCATTTCTTGTAATACAATTAAATCGTCACAACAGAGTTGGATTAATCGTTTTTGTATTGGGTTTGTAATCTTTTGTTGTTCATGATAAACTTTTAGAGTTTGTTCAACGTCTTGTATATTGTATTTGCTAAGGATGTCCCATGGAATTTGATCAGTATCAATGCCTTTTTTCCAGTAGTCTTCTTTAACAATGTCTAGTTTACCTTCAAGACCATAAGTTTCTAGAGTAGTTGATAAACTAGGATACTTTACACGTTGTCGTCTAATAATGTATTCAGCAAGTTGACAGTCATAAACACGTTTGTTGTCAAACGAAATACCAAATCTACGTAACCAGTTAATGTCAAACTTAATATTAAAACCTATAAGTAAGTCTGCTTTGTCAATAGCACGTTGTATAAAATGCCTACCGTAGTCATCTGCTTTAACACATTGACTTTGTGTGCCATCAGTCCAAGCTATAGATACTATTTTATTGGTAAGATCAAATGGTTGACCTTTGTTATTGATTGTAGATTCAATATCAAAGCATATAATATTCATTTAGAATTGACAGAAGTCTGTTGGTTGAATTAATGCTTTAAGCGGTAGTTGTTTTTCTTTATAGTCTGCATTGCATTTAGAGGCATATACTTCAGCCATTTCAAGGTTTTCAAATGCAGCTAGGACATGGGCAGGAGATTCACGGATAACTACCCAGCATGGAATGTATTTACGTCTGATTGTTTTGTTTACCATTATTTAATATATGTTAAAATGTTTACCACAGTATCAACACAAGAAGTAATGCACAATACAATAATAAAGAGATACTCAGGTCCGTCAATTTTCAATCTAGCCTTCCTTGTCTGACTCTATATGGATAATACGACTCTACCCAAAAACAGCGAGTCTCACCGTTTTTAGTACCTATGTAGCCAATCCACACACCATTATTTGTTGTGTAGTCGTGGCAATCTAATTCATTATAGCTTTTATAAGCATTATATAATACATGAGAAAGTAGTATATAACCTATGATACTAAGAGTTTGGATAATCTTCATATCTAGCAATGTGTGGGTTTATTAATACTTCTACTCTACCATGTCGCATGTTTGGATCAGTATCAGGATCACCTTGTAATTTGTTTTTACAGAGATGAAGGAACCTGACGTTTTCCATAGAGACATCATGAATCTTACCGATACCTAAAATCCAGTCAGCTTCTGCTTGTTTGGATGTTTTGGCATTAGCAACGTTGTTCATGTTAAGCCATCGTGCGTTTTCACCAGTGACATCAGCTTGTGTAATACCAATAACTGAGCCATAGGTTTTTGCAAGTTCACGTGCCCATTGATAGATAGCACCTAGTTTTAAGTCATCACGATCATCTTCAAAGCCTTTTATTTTATCTATTTGGTCAAAGATGATAAGTTCAGGATCAAGTTTAGCACATATAGCTTCAATAGAAAGAGCAGATGCGTTTGTACCTTCGAAGATCTTTAAACGACCGCCTAGTCGTTCTTGAAACTCTTGACGAGCTTTTGGAATGTCTTGGAACAGTTCTGTTGTAGTTAATCCCAATAAAGCTTGATAACATCGAAGCATAACTTTATTCGATTGTTCTTCGTTATTGATCCATAAAATAGGTCTTGTAGCCTGTTCTGCCATGAACGTGAGCTCTGAGGCCAGAAAAGTTGTTTTTCCAGTTTCAGGACGAGCAAAGACAAAACCGAAGTCACCTTTTCTAAGGCTACCAAGAGAATGGTTAAGGGCATCCAGACGCCAACGCAAACCAGGTTTGAGATATGTTTGTTGATGTAATTCATCTAAGTCTTCTGTAGTAAAGGATAGCTCATCTTCATCATTGAGTTCTTCAGCAGTATCTAATTCTTTAATAAGTTTATTTACTTGATCTATACTTTTACGACCTTCGGAAGCATCGTAAGATACCAGAGCTAATTCAGACAGCACTGACTTTTGCTTATACGCTTTAAGCAAGTCCTCAATTAACTCTGGTCTTACATGGCAGGAACCGATATTTTCGAGTATAGCTCGATGTGTTTTGTCAATCTTACCAGATGTTTCACATACAACTTCAAAGTCAGAAACAGACAAATCAACGTCATGTTTTGAATGGTATGTATCTAGTATTTCAAGAAGAGTTAAAAGTTCTTTAGTTAATTGTTTTTTATTAACAAACTTTCTATATGCTACCCAAGTGTTTTTGTTTAATAACGTTTTTATTACTTGGAGTTCTATCATATTTATTTTCTTATAGTGAACTAATATTGTATCATATGATTCCTAATTTGTCAAGAAATATCTGATTTGTTCATCATTGTATTCTTTAGGATCTAAGTTAGTGAAGACTGACATAGCAGGTAAACCTATTGATTGTGCTCGTTTTACTATGTCATGGCTGTTTTTCCATTTATCACTATCTAGCCAGACTATCACAGCTTTGCAATGGTCTTTTAAACGCATTAAAAGGTGTGTAGAAGCTTCTGAACCGAATAAGGGCATAGCTATCCCTATCCTACCTATTTTAATGGCGCTAAGGAGGTCTTCTACAAGAATGATTGGTGTTGTTTTCTTACCACAGAAATACAAAACATCATGAATTTTACCTTGTGAAAAGTATTTACCTTTAGCATTTGGATTAAAGTTACGAGCTTGCCAAGCAACAAGAGACTGATCTTTACCATATAGTGGATAGATAAGTTGTTGTTTTTCACGAGACCATAACATCCTATATCTTAATCTTTCTTGGTCGGTAATTTGAAACTTTGCCAACCAGTCAAGGGGTTCTTTTTCAAATTGTGTGCTAGCATCGTTTGGTAATTTAACAGGCCGTTGAACATCATCTTCTGGTTGTTCAGGTACGTATCTATTAGTTCTTTCTGTGTAGCTACAGCCGAAGCAATAAGCTGATCCATCTGTATATCTCCCTAGGTTGTCTTTTGATCCGCATTTGGGACATGGTTCGTGTTTGAGGAAAGTTGCCATAGTTGTTCTTTTAGTTCCATTATTTCATAAGCACCCTCAAGCAGCAGGTTTCTAGTAACGTTATATTCATCATGTTGAGCATAAGCTAACATTCGTTTTTCAATAGTGTTTTTTTCGTTCATCTGTCAGGTGGATAAGATAAAGTACTATTAGTAGTAGTAGAAGTAGGGCTAACACCTCTAAGTCCTCCGTTTTGGTTAAGCAATTGTTCTATTGCATTATCATATTGGGAATCGTTTGTTACTATACTAGTTTTACAGCGTTCTATATGTTTGTAAAGTAACTTATATAATTTCCCATTAGCATGTCTACAGATTATTGTTTCTGGAAATGTAGTACGTACTTTGAAAATGTCACCACCTAAAATATCTCTTACAAAACTATTATAAGGAAAGTGTTGTTGTTTTTTCCAGTTAGTAGACATGTTGTACTATAGGACCTGGAAAGTGTAACTCACGTTCTTTTTTCTTTGGTGGTTCTGGTTTAATTACCGGTGTTTCTTTTGGTGGTTTTTTATTACTGAATCGTATCTTCATCGCCATTTTCTTTTAGATCCTCACGTTCAAGAACTTCAATATCATCTGAAATTGTTGCAAAGCAACGATTACACATGTCAATATAGTCGCCAGTGTTTACACCCTTGCGAGTTGCTTCAAAATCTGTTAATACGCAATTACAAGATAAACATCTCATGTACGTTTCCCATCATAAGTTTGTAAATCTCTGTTGTTTAGCGTTGTGTGCAATTGAAGTTTTAACGCTTCGATTTCTAACTGTTGTTGTTTGATGATGCTTTCAGCAAGACCGAATTGGCGTAGCATGTTTTGTATGCGCTTATTAAACAAACCATTAACATCTTTTTCGATGTACATTTTTGCTAAGCCATCAGCTAGTTCATTTGCGTTCATTTCTTTTGTGCCTTTCTTAGTATTGCTCTAGCAAATCCAAGCAAATCCATTGGAGTAAAGATAATAGGAAACACAGTTATAAATTCTCTTATTTCCTCATCTGTTAGTGTCTTTGCTGGATGGGTGTAGAGTGGAATCCATGTGCCTTCAAGATGGTCAATCACCTGTAAATTAATTAACTTTGGCTTGCGGTCTTCCAACCCTAGCAACATCCACGCTACTGGTTCATTGGTTGGTTTTACAAACTGCCCAATGTTTTGGCTTAAATTGTTTGCGTCAATAGTTTGTTTCAACGCTTCTATTTCAGCTTGTTGCTGGCGTATAAACGATGCAGCTTTTTCTAATTCGTGTGCAAACTCTTTAGCGTTCATGCTGCTTCTGCATAGAAGATATGTGTGTCTGATGTTAATTCATCAGGTCGTTCTAAAGCATCACCATTGAATGTAATACGTTTAACGGTAAATGGCATTGCAAGAGTACCTAAAGATTCTGAGCCTTCAACAGCAATTACAGTCTCACCAGTTACATAGTTACGTTTACGATCATTGGTAGGTATGATTGACCATAATTGACCGAATAGTTCAAAAGCTTTGTCAGTTAAACCTACTTCGATACCACGT